TCTGAATATGAACTCCCATCTGATTTTATGGTTGGTTAATAAATGGCAAGAAATCCTTACATACGTGACGTAAATTCAGAGCAAAAGCTCGTTGAAGATCTAACCATCGAAACTATAAAGGCGATGGGTAGAGATATGATTTACATACCCAGAACTTTACAGGATGAAGATTCTCTGTTTGGTGAGGACAGTAACTCCATATTTAACAGTGCGTTTGATATCGAAATGTACATACTCAACGTCAGTGGTTTTGAGGGTGAGGGTGACATAATTGTAAAATATGGTTTGGAAATAAAGGATCGAGCCACCTTTGTTGTTGCCAGAAAACGATTTACACAAGAAGTAACAGAGGTAGAGTCTGATATAATCAGACCAAGAGAAGGGGATTTGATTTATTTCCCATTAACAAAAACACTTCTCGAAATTAATTTTGTCGAGCATGAAAATCCATTTTATCAAGTTGGAGCACTATATTCATTTACATTGGTATGTGAAACATTTACATATAATAATGAAGTATTTAATACTGGTGTAGAAGAGCTTGATGAAGTATACAGCAAGAGGAAGGTTTCCAGTAGAGTTCTAGGTCTTACTGGAAGTATAATTGCAGATGATACAAGTGGTAAGACATCTGAAAACTATTTCCAAGGGGAGATTGTATTCCAAGTCACCGGAGAGGTTGGGGATACGTTTGGCAACGCCTCATCTACAGCAGAAGTTTCGAACTGGAATGTCAATACAAAACAGCTATCGATCACAAACATCAGTGGAAATATGCTTTATACTCCGGGTGTGGCGAGTATTAAGGGAGCTTCGTCTGGTGCAGAATATCTAATAGTTACGGATGGAACATCAGACATAATCATTCCCAAGAATATTGTTGATAATTCACTTCTGGGTGATAACCAAGATATTGAACTAGAGGGTGACATAAATAATATAATTGACTTCAGTGATAAAGACCCGTTCTCGGAGGGTAATTTCTAATGTTTAATCATTTCAACAATCAATCTCTTAGAAAATTGGTAATTGGTTTTGGCTCTCTTTTTGATGATATCATAGTGAGTCTAAGTGATGATCAAAAACTCAGAGTTCCTCTTTCGTATGGACCCAAAGAGAAATTTATTCAAAGAATTAGACAATTAAGCTCTATATCAGATGAAGTTCGTTTACAGACAACAATGCCTAGAATTGCATTTGAGTTGCTCGGGTTAACTTATGATCCTACACGAAAAGCAAACAAATTAAGAAAAACCGGTAAACGTGCAGGAACACCCGATGAAATGTTTAATTTCTCTGAAGTTCCATATATCGCTTCATTTGGACTATATGCATTTTCAAGAAACGTAAACCAGAACTTAGAAATAATAGAACAAATATTGCCGTTTTTCCAACCTGAATTTGTTATAACTTTAAACATGAATGATGTTAACAAGAAGGTTGATGTACCAATAGTTCTAAATGGTTTAAGTGTCACAGAAGATTATGAAGGTGGATTTGATACCCGCAGAAGTGTTAATACGGTATTCCAATTCAGTGCAAAGACATATATTTATGGACCAATCAAAACAAAACCCGTTATTTTGGGAGTCACTGGTGGCATAAACACTATACTTGGAAATACAGGGTTTGGTTCAGATGGATTTACTTCGCAGTCCGTTACCATTGTTGGAGCAAAGGGAACCACTGGTTCTGATGCTTCTATTATAAGGAATGATTGGTTCGATAATGACTGATTCTAGTTATGATAAGATTTCAGAAGCCTTAGACACAACATTTAAGACAAAAGAAATAGTAAAAAAAGAAATCAAAGAAATCTCCGTGTCAGAAGAGGATCGATTCAAAAAAGACTTCTCTGACGTTCGATCAAATATTCGTGAATTGATTGGTACAGGAAAGGAAGCTATTGATGGCATACTTAAAGTGGCTACTGAGGGAGATGCGCCTCGTGCTTATGAAGTCGTCTCCCAATTACTCAAGACGGTTTCGGAAATGAACCATGATCTTATTGATTTACACAAGAAAACCAAAGAGATCACCAAAGAGGAAGTTGTAAATAATACTCACAATTCAATATATGTGGGATCCACTTCCGACCTACAAGACCTAATAAACTCATCACGAAGTAGAAAAAAAATTATACAAAATGAAAACATAATTGACCATGACGAACAAGCGTGACGGATACTTAGGAAACCCAAATCTAAAAGCAGCGGGTGTTGAATTAGACTATACTGAGGAGCAAGTCAAAGAATACATCAAATGCTCTCAGGATCCATCCTACTTCATCAAGAAGTACATTAAGGTAGTTTCTCTAGACGAGGGATTAGTACCATTTGGATTATATGACTACCAAGAAGACATAATAGAAACTGTCCACAACAACCGATTTGTGATTGCAAAACTACCTCGACAGTCAGGTAAGTCCACAACAATCATTGCTTATATTTTACATTACATCATGTTCAATCAGAGCATGAGTGTTGCCGTATTAGCGAACAAGCAATCTACTGCAAGAGATATTTTGTCCCGGCTAAAACTGGCATACGAGTACCTACCATTATGGCTTCAGCAGGGTATTGTTGAATGGAACAAGGGTAGTATCCAACTCGAAAACGGCTCTAAGATTCTCGCATCGTCCACTTCAGCATCTGCGGTTCGTGGTGGTTCGTACAACATGATTTTCCTCGATGAGTTCGCTCACGTTCCTGTTCACATTGCAGAAGAGTTCTTTAGTTCGGTATATCCAACCATTACATCTGGACAAACCACCAAGGTTCTAATGGTATCCACCCCAAACGGACTGAACATGTTTTATCACTTTTGGCGAGGTGCAACAAAGAAACAGGGGGAGCCGGGCAAAAATGAATATATTCCGATTGAGGTACACTGGAGTAACGTTCCATTGTATCCAAACGGTCCTATGCGAGACGAGGAGTGGAAACGAAAACAGATAGCAAATACGAGTGAACAACAGTTTGAATCTGAATTCGAATGTGACTTTGTTGGTTCGACAAACACTCTAGTAAATAGTGCAAAACTAAAATGCTTGTCTTGGGTTTCTCCGGTAGAAAAAACAAATGATGGGTTGATGATTTATGAACAACCAAAAAAAGATCACACATATGTGATTACCGTAGATACTGCAAGGGGGCAGGGTAAAGATTACAGCGCATTTGCGGTTATTGATATCACAGAACCACCATATAAAGTGGTGGCTAAGTTTAGAAACAATCTAATATCACCCTTAGTTTACCCCACAGTAATAAAGTCAGTTGCAGAAAAATATAACCAAGCATTTTGTCTTGTAGAAATTAATGATATAGGTCAACAAGTTGCTGATATTTTACATCGCGATTTAGAATATGAACATGTATTAATGACAGTATATAAAGGAAGGGCTGGACAACAAATATCTGGTGGATTTGGTGGGGGTGGTACGTCTCTTGGTGTCCGAACAACGACACCCGTTAAAAAATTGGGTTGCTCTGTTCTAAAAAGTCTTGTCGAAAATGATAAACTGATAATAGAAGATGTGGACATGGTAAATGAAATGATAACCTTCGTAGCAAAAGGTCAATCATTCGAGGCTGATGAGGGTCACAATGACGATTTAGCTATGTGTTTAGTGTTATTTGGGTGGTTGACCAGACAAGATTATTTTAAAAATCTGACTAGTCTGGACATCCGAACCGATATTTATCAAGATGAAATGCAGCGAATTCAAGATGAAATCTTACCATTTGGATTTATAAGCACTGAAGATAATACGAGTTCCTTCGTAGATGAAAGCGGAACGTCTTGGAAAAGTGCAAATCCTGAGTTTTAAAATTATCTAAATAAGGTAGCTCATTTGGAGATAAAAAAATGGCAGATATCACAGTATCAGTAAATGACGAAAGATTTGTTGTACCAGCAACCGAGCCATCGAGCGCGTTTGTCGCTGGATTCTTAAGTAAGGTCAACCACAATGATTTACTTAGAGCGTTAGGTAGCACTGCGGAAAAGCAGCAGGGATTTATGACCGTCCCGAACATCGAAGACTGGTTCGCAAGATTGCAGAACCCAATCCAAACTGTAGTAGAAAATGGCACTAATGATGCAGACGCAACGTCTCCGGCCTACCAATCAGATGTGGCACCTGCCACTGCAAACGGAGTCAATCCCAGATGGCCAAATGGTCCAGATGGACAAGAGTGGGAACACGAGTGGTACTCCGTACATAACTATCTTAAATATGGTGGTTCCGCGATTGTAGCAGGAACCGGAGAGACACAAAATACGACATCATCAAAGCAAACTCTGATAAACCTATCTGAAAACTTAGACTGTATTTTTGGTTCTCAGGGTAACTCTGCGAATAACTTTGACTTAGCTGATATTGCAAATACTCGAACCGACACTATTGCAATTCTTGGTGCATCATTTAATGGAGATAGTGTTACTTATCTCTCTGCTACAGGAAGTACCTCTGGTTTGACTGGAATCGGTGGAGTGACTCAGAGTCAATACACCTTCCTCGTACCAGGCACCAAGTATCACTTAAAGACCTCTCAGAATGTGAATGTTGATAAAGAGTTCAATTTACTTCAGGAATCTTTCTTGACCGCTGATGCCGCTGGATGTTTTGCTAGAACCATGAGTGGTGGTAGATCATTCAAATCACCAGCAGGAATGGACAGAGGTAAAATTCTTGATGTTGTTAAGATTGGTAAGGTTGTTTCTGATTCAGAATACGATGTACTTTACAACATGGGGTTTAACCCAGTTAGAACATTCCCAGAAGGTTCCTTCTTGTTTGGTGATAAAACAGGTGAAGCAATACCAAAGGAACACACATGGGCTGGACAAGACGCCGAAGACATTCCCAACGATAGTTTCAATGCAACACAGCTAGCCATTCCTGTTCTTACTAGAGTAAACGTTGTTAGAACATTCCTTTACTTGAAGAACATCATTGGACAAAGTGCTAGAAACTATCTGTTTGAAATCAATGATGCGGAAACAAGACAAGCATTTATATCAACGATTGAACCCACATTAACAACTGTTCAAAATGGTAGAGGGATTAGTGAATTCAAGATCGTTTGTGATCAAACAAATAATCCACAGTCGGTTATTGATGCAAATGAATTTGTAGTTGATGTATTCATTAAACCACTTAAGTCGATTAACTTCATCAGACTAAGATTCACTAACAAAGACTCCGGTGAGTCCGTTCTAGAAGGGTAAGGGAAAGTAAATGTCATCATTAAGCAGTTTTATAACCGAATTTAAAGGCGGAAATCGCGCTAACCGCTATCAGGTTAGCGGTAAAGTTGGACCCAACGATCCATCCGCTG